GAATCAGGAAAAGAAGCTGGAGCCAGAGCAGCAGTAGCGCGAAGGGCAAAAGAAGAAGCAGAAGCAGAGAAAGCAGCAAAAGAGAAAAAAATAAATATATTAAATGAATTACGACCTGTTTTTAAAGATTATAAAGTTAGATCTAATGCAGGGATAAAATTAGATGGTGAAGATAAACTAGACCATTATAGAGAATTAAAAAGAGATATGGAAATCACTTTAAATAGTGAGGCTTTAAATTCTCTAAAAAAACTAAAAAATGATGAAGAAAAAATAAATGATTTTGAAGAATTCTTCAAATTATTAAAAGAAGTTCGACAAATTACCCTTGATTTAGAGAAAGAAAAACAAAACGAAAACGAACGGAACGAATTAGCTAAAAAAGAAGAACAAAAAGGAAAAGCAGCAGAAGCAGAAGCAGAAGCCGCAGCGGCGCGAAGGGAAAAAGAAAAAGCTCAAGGCAAGAAAGTAAAAGAGGCGTATGAGAAGAGTTATCAGGATGCTGAGGCTGCTACTGCTGCTGCTGCTGCTGCTGCTGCTGCTGCTGCTGCTGCTGCTGCGAAAATGACACCTCTACAAATTTTTACACTTGCGATTTTTAATTATATCAGAATTTTGTGGAAAACACAATTATTTTATAAATCTAAGCAGACAACAGGCAGTCCCACCTCAAGTTTGATAACAAGATTAAAAAACTCAGAAAACTCAGAGGAAGATGATTGGAAAGAATACTATAGGAACATAAATTTAGTCCCGCAACTTTTACTTGAGGTCATTGAAATATTTTATCAAGTCAATGTCAATAAAAAGGCCGAAACGTTTATAACATTAATTAAAAATATCCTTACAAGCGTGAATGTAATGTTCATGGACGAAGGAATAATTCATGAAAACACGCAATTTAATAAACTAGTTGATATAGGAGAACCAATATCAAGAAGGAATCTTTCGCGAGATACAAAATTATCACAGAAACAGAAAAACTTACGTATATTTATAGCTAAATTTATGAAACACCCCAAAAATAATGGCTATTGTAAAAATAATATAAAAGCTGATTCCCCAACTGGTGAAATAAAAGACTGTGGCAACCTAGAATCCACATTACTTGAAAAATTAGTAGAAAATCCTTCTAATATTGACATGATAAACGAAAACATCGGACAATCAGAACAATTTAAAAATCTAACAGAAAATTACCCCAAAGTCGTTCCCTCACCTGAAGAAAAAGAGAGCCCAAAAACAGAAACATTTGTTAGAAATATTCATTCATTATTTATAAAAGCTATACCTGAACTTCTCAATGATCCAGGTGTTGTCAAAACAGGTAAGCTCTTTAAAGCTGCCGCCGACGCCCATGGCAAGAGGAACCCGTCGTGGGGCGGACCAACCCCTTAAACTTGTTAGGTAACGATACCAAATACCAGGAAATCAATAATCAATAGTTTCATATCTTTCCTTATTTGGAATAGGTTTGACCTTTACATCTGTCAGATTTAGGTTTCTATGAATAACAATCATACACTTATTACTTTTATTTTTCATAAAGAAGTTTCTAATAAAAAAATTTCTGAACATTGTATACATTAAATACTCACTATGTTTTTAAATACATAAAAAATAATTTTTCTTTCTTTTTTTTCTTTTATATGGTCTAACTATTGGAATGATGGGACAAAGGGCTTCGCATTAACATTCAAACCTTGAGTTCTCCTGTGCTTTTTGTACTGGTTGAGCATGATATCCATGTGCTTCTCCAAAGTGCTATCCATGTTGAATGGATTCTTGCTTGACAAGAACCGAACCTTTTCTCCATCTGCGTAACGGTCTAGAGCATCTTCCATCATGTCGCCGAAACTATTGAAGAGACCCATATTCTTGAACAACTTTATCTTTTCTTCCTTCCAGAACTCGGTGTATACCTTCCGACCGGATGTATACTTGAGGTTGAACCAGAGTTCAATCATGTCTGCAAACGCCTTCTCATTTGTCATGCGAGGTCCATCAAACTCAGCGATAGGGAGACCCTTCTCTACTTGGAGAAGTCCATCCCTTTGAGCTACTTCAATCTCTTCCCCAAAAGAGAAGACCTTACCCTTCTTGTTCTTCTGAGGGGATGTTGGTGGTGTGATTGGGTCGTCGTGCGGGAACCATTCCCCATTAGCGAAAATCTTGAACTCTGGCTTCCATAGACAATCGATACCCTCCCTATCAGGATTCTGAATCAGGAAGGGGTCGGGTGTCACAACTGGAGAGATACATTGAGCCCAAGCGTCTTTCTTGAGGAGTCGCTGCTGCTTCATAGATATGATGTCGTAGGTGTTGTTGATCCACTGGAGCGCGATGTTCTTGAGCTTGATGTGCTTGATGACGGTAGAATGCTTGATGGCGAAGTCGTTGTCTTCTTTCTGCTGCTTCTTGACTGATTCCTTGAGCCGTAGGTCCTTCTTCAAGGCGAGAAGTTCAGCCTTGGCGATCGCGAGTTGGAGGCGCTTGTCTTGGGAGGCACCCCCTGCGTTGCTGACCACGGTGCTGTTCTGGCGGGTGAGTCCGGACATCGTTTCCTGAGTGTCTGGCGTGTAGTCGGTTTCTGTTCCTGTGAGCCTGAGCGTAAGTGTGCGAGTGTTTGTGAGTGTCTTTGCGTTCTGTATCGTGTTTGTTTACATGAGTCTTAGAAAAAATTTCAAATTTTTGAGGAAAGATAAATTTTGAAGGAGCAGAAGAAGATCCCTTAAAATTTGAAACTCCTTGGTAGAGATCACAAACACATTTACAAACGACTCACAGAACACCTCACACTCGAACACTCACGCTTAGGCTCACAGGAAAAGAGAAGGATGACTGCCTCCCCCCGTCACCCTTTGATGGCGATCATGTATCCCCCACAAGAAGAATACCCTGAGTGGCAGGATTTCAGGATGATGCCTCTCGCAGAGTTCATCTGTCAATTTTCGGATGAGCTTGAACACTACTTTGACGAAGACTTTGGAGCAGGATTCTGGTATGATCTGAAGAAAGGACCTACGATGATCATGTGCTACGTAGACTGTCGCGAAGGAAACCGCATGCCGAAGGATATTCGGACGAAGATAAAGAAAGCAGGTAAGGCTCGCAGGAACAAGTTGAAGGAAAAGTGGTCATACGCCAACCCGATGAACAGGATCCTCGGTTACATCGCGGTAAAAGATGTCACAAATGAAAAGCACACCGAAAAGACCTTTTCACTTTCAGCAATATGCTCTACAATCTACACCGAACAGAGAGGTATCGGTAGGAAGCTCATGGATACTCTTATAGAGTGGTCAGCACGTATGGGTGCCTCGGATCTAGTATTGGAGGTAGCAAATGAGTTTGCTGGAATGGAGTGTGAAGAAGAAACGGAAGAAGAAGATTCAGATGAAGAATGGGATGAAGAGGATGAGGAAGAGGATGAGGAAGAGGGTGAAGAAGACAATGACGGATACTTCCATCCAGATGAAGGGACTACAGCTGTCATAGTAAATCAGCTCTGGAGAAAGTGTATGAGAAAGACTACAGGTGGTGATGTTGTCTACAACCTTGACGAAGAATACATCGCCGATTTCGTTGAAGAATACTTTGAAGAAGAAGAAGGAGAACTTTGGGAAGGTTATGAAGTCCGAGAGGTTTCTGATGAACCTCAAGGACACGAATATGGAGGAGAATGGTATAAGAAGGGTAAGGAGAGTAGTGTATGCTCTCGTCTCATTTCATTCTATGAGATGTGGGGGTTCAAAGAAGACAAGAAGGTCAACCTTGAATTTGGCTGTTACTCTAGAGTTCCATACCCATCAATGCGATTAGATATGAGAGACTATAGGGTTGTAAATGATAAGGTAGTAAAGCTTCACTAAAGAAATGTTTGCGAAAAAAATAAATTTTTTTTATTTAAAATTTTTTCTAGAGTTATTATTATTAAATATGAATCCTGCATTTGAAAGAGTCCTTAGAGATATACATCGCATAAGAATCGAACAAGACGGAAATAAAGATAAAGAAAAATATATAAAAAAAACACCTTCAATAAAAACTATCCAGAAAAATGAATCAATTGAAAATTTTATGAAGTTTCAATGGACATGGACTATGTAACTATATAAAAACAAGGTAATAATATAAGTATATACATAATGAAAACATATAATAGTCGTCAAGAACTTGTGGAAGATATTGATTTCTTAAAGATGACAATTTTAGATTTAGAAACAACTTCAAGATATATTGATGAATTATTCCATCAATGGAAGAATACATCTCCAGATTCACCATGGTATGAAAATAGAACACTAATGGATGAAAAAGAAAAGAATGCTGTAGAAACTTTGATAAAAATATCTGATGAAGGTATTAGTTCTCAATGGTGTGGCGAACACATCTTATTTAAAGATTTATAGATTTAAAACCCCTCATTAAATTATTATCCAGATATTGATCATGAATACAATAATCTTCTTCGTCCGAATCCTCTACATCTATCAATATTGATTGTGAGTATCTATCATTTTTTTCTTTTAAATAACTATTAGAAGATTCATCTTTGTATATTTTCTCAAACATATAAGCTAAAAGACAATTTATAGGTTTTTTAGTTTGTTTTAATTTATTTATGTTGTATCTTAATACTGGCAATGTACTTTTCGCACTACCTTCTCTTTTTTTAGGATGAATATCTCCAATACATTCAATAATGTTTCTATATTTACCATAAGATTCTGAAATATCTTTATATTCATTTGATATTTCTATCAAATTAAAGAAATTTTGAGTAAAAGTTGAAAAAATTGTAAAACCTAATGATGTTTTTAAAACATTCATATTCCCATTAAATAGATCTGATAGTAAAATATTTGAACCATCATTTACATCATAAATGGAAGATACATTTTTATCTTGATCAATCCAAATAATAGCCGTTGCTACAGATGAGGAAATAATAGATAAAAACCCTAAAAACTTATTTATATATTTGTAAATAACGCTAGTTTTTTTATTTACAATATAATTATATTTTGACTCAATATGTAAATTTACGAGTGTATCATTATCTTCTTTTTCTGACCATTCCTTTTTCTTACTAGATGACATTTTATTTATACTATATTTTTATCTTCCAATAAAAGTATTGATAATAAATGGAAATAAGGTAAAGATATCTAAATAAAGTAAAACAGCTGCTAATGATGACTGATCTACTTTCACATTAAAAGTCCGATTGTTTGACGATATCATATTTTCTGTATCACATAATATGTATAATGTTGTGATTGAAGAAAAAAGATATGTTGAAAGAAGGTATTCTATATCATTAAAAAGACATAAAAATATAAATATTATAAACTCACTTGTAAAAGATGTCTTTATTAAAGTTGTGTAATTGAATTTGATTGTATTTTGATAAGTATATAATATAGTTGTTATATTGAAAACTATTAAATAAATGGTACAATAGATCAAAAAAGATGTCTTTAACATGTTTGAAAAATATGTCAATAAATATGAAAAACACATTGTGAAAATATATGAATATGGTTTGTAATCGTAGTAACTAGATATATCATTATAATTACAATAGAGAAATGCCGTAGATATAAATAATACATAAAACATGATAAAAAATAATCCACTCGCGGTAGAACTGTCTAAAAATAACTCTATATATTCATTCCATATGGTTGTCAAAGATAATCCTATAATGAATAGTTTTGGTAAAATATTTAGATACATCTTATGAATAAATTTCTTTTTTATATCTAATGATGTATTTACATCAAAATAACTCGCTTGACCATTTATAAGTGATAAAGAATCCATAATTAATGTTAAACAGAGTTAAAATTTTAAATATTAGTTTATATTATAATGACTAAAAACAAGAATAGTATTATGGGAACATATCACACAAATTTACGGAATGTAGGTTTGTATTCTTCAATCTCTATTGCTTTATTATCATTTTCAAATAAAGGTATATTAAAAAAAGAATTAGCTAACAATATAATGTTTGGATTAGGTGTTGTTTTCTTATTAGTTTCATTCATACTATCAAAAGAATTAAAAGAGTATTCTGAAAAAAATAAAGAAGATATTAGTGAAAGACTTTATTTTATATCAAAAATAATAAATTATACATTAATCATATTCTTAACAGTGGTAGTATATTCTGTTTTACATAGACTTGGTATATTTTAAATCATTAGTTCATTCATAAGAGTATCTGTATTGTTAATATAGTATGTTTTATCCCCTTTCTTATTAATATAAGATAGTTGTTCACACATTACTTTGTAAATCTTAATAAGCGAATTTACATCTCCCATAGCGCGATGGGCACTTTCATTTTTTACATTGAAACGACTACATAATGATGGTTGATTTACACGATCATTTGGTATTAGATACCTTGCTACAAGCATAGAATCATGATATCGAAATCTCTTAATAATATCCAAACTTATAGAACTTGACCGTGTTCTCAGTTTTTCATCTGTCATATACTTTTGAATCATCCTACGAAAGAATATAAAATCAAACGACAATCCATTATGCGCGACAAGATATATTGGACCATCTTCACATGTATCTACGATATACTTATACATATTAAAAGTCCCTTCTTGCGGATCAATACCATTTTTAACGATTATACTGTCAGTAATACCCGTTATCTCTGTGATTCTCTTTGAAACATATTTGTAGTGGATTCCATTTTCTTTTTCAGGAACAACAAGTGTTGTATAACTCCCTTCATCACCAAATTTACGTATACCTATTTCAATAACTTCATCATGATATGGGTTCAATCCTGTCGTCTCAAAGTCAAGAAAGTAAATGTTTTTCATTTTGTTTTATCTTATATAGTCTATACATATTAGATTAGTTTTAAATCAAATTTTGACAAGCCTTACAATGTGTATTTTCAGGATCTTCACAACGATTATAGCATTCAATAGTTTTACAAAGTTTAAGTCCCGAATGTTTTGAACAAGCATTACAATCACAACATTCCATTACAAAGTCTGGGGCATTATAGTTTATACTTCTACGACAATAGTTTGAATACGGACTTGATCCTGGTCCTGTCCAATAATGAACATTGTGTCCTTCATGATTATTTGGAAGTCTTTCATTACAAATCCAACACCAACGGTGATCACCACAAATTACATAATTACAAGCACTCGGACGCAGTGTTTTTATTCCACAATGAGGACATTTCTTATATTCATTATCTTTGTCCCCACAATTTTCACACTTAAACATATCGTGATTAAGGACAACCATATTTCCTTCACCATCAGCACATTCGCGATCAATCGTATTAATTTTTATGTCAGTAAATATCTGTGTATTGTTGATGAGTGGTGGACAACATTCAATACAAACACCATAGTATTTTTCTTTTTCATCTCCTGAAACAAGTTTTCCAAAGTCTAAGTTTTCATCAATCATCTTATTTTGTAACACTTCAACCCTTTCAATGATAGCTCTCATTTTTCTCCATAGATTACGGTAATACTCTCTTTTAAAATAGAGTTCGGGGACATTGTATATCCATTTGTAAATCTTATTTTTCCTATTGAAAGTTAGGATATCAAATATATATTTCTTAGAAAAGAAGCTGTTACAAAAAGGACACTTACATCCTGAGAAAGCTATATCATTAATCATTATATCAATCGTTTTATAAAGGCATGTTAAACAAACAAACATCCCGCAACAAGGAAGTTTTTCTTGAAAATGACTTTTCTCACAACAGATGTTACATTCTGTATATTCATTGAAATATTCGATTTTTTCTTTATTGGTTATAGTCCGTGAAAACATCCTTTTGTAGATGTCGTATTGAAATTCGGTATTAGGAACTTCGCAGAATTTAAGAGCCAATCCAAGTGATAGTTTTTTCTTCCCTTTCTCTTCAAGAAGAAGTCTTAGTTCAAAATCAAGATTTTCCCCAATTGCTACATATTTTCTTATAGTAGCATAAGAGACCGTTTTGACACAATATTTCGTTTTCGCATAACTTCCATTACAAAGAGCATTGTAATAACAAACTTCTTCTATTTTACCGTTCATTATGAACGTATACTTTTACGCATACTAACAATACTTTTTCAAATTTAAAAAAATATTGTTCATAAGTAAATGGACGATATATTTACAAAAGATAAATTACAGATAGCTATACCTGTATTATTTGGAGCGATTTATTTTTCAGCTTTTAAAAATGGAAAGCAAACATGCGATAGATATTTTTTAAATTATTTCCTTTATCTTCTCATGAGTTTAGCACTATACTATTATACAATGAATGAAGTAGACATTAATTTGAAAGGGTTATCTATCATAGTATTTGTTGGATTAATGGGATGTTTAATCGGATTTCATATGGTGGAAAATATATATTTAAAACACCTTCTATGGATAATATTAATAGTTTGTTTAGGAATAATTAGTAAACGCTTTTATGAAAAGTTTAATAAAGAAGATATCAAAGATGCTCTTAAAAAATTGATCATAATATTAATCGTATGTGTATTAATGGCTTTAACATTCCCACACCTTTTAAAACCAAACATAGAGATGATCCTAATATTCGCCCTTTTAATAACATTCTTACTAAGATTGATAGATCATTTCTTTTACGATAAAAAATACTCTAACACATTAACTTATGTTGTTGTGTTTATATTCTCAGCATTTATTATGTATGATACAAAACGTGTAATAGAGTTTTCTAAACAATGTGTTGATGGAAAGACAGGATATTTAGACAATGTTTTTGATATGTTCTTGAATGTAACAGTTATGTTTGAAAACCTATTAAACTTAGGTGAATAAATATAAAGATAAAACTATAATTATAGTATACTTAAGATGCCTAAAAAATCATCAAAAACAGAAAAAGAAAAAAAACATTATCGTAAAGCGAATATACCAAAAGCAGTAAGGGAACAATGTTGGATTGTTACAAATGGTAAAAATTTTGAATGCAAATGCTATGTTAAATGGTGTACAAATGTTATTAATCCATTTGATTTTCATGTTGGTCACGATGTTCCTGAGAGTGAGGGAGGAACATTAGACATTAATAATATAAAACCTATTTGCGCAAGGTGTAATTTATCGATGAGTGACAATTACACAATTCAAGAATGGAATGAATTATCAAAACCAAAAGAAAAAAGATGTTTTAACAATTGTTTTTAATATTATTTTTTTTTAATATTGACCTGTATTATATATATAGTAACTAATATGGATGTAATTGGTATTGGTGTAGTTGTTTTTGTTTTAATTGTTTTAATAATAATTATAAGTGTTTCTTCATCTTCTGAAGGAAAAAAAGTAGAATCAAGGGTAAATATTGTAACAGGTCAAAATGAAAGTGTTAATGTTCGCGGATCTATAAAAAGAGATTGTAAAGGTTCGTGGGGATCATGGTCACAATGTTCTGAATCATGTGGTCCTGGAGAAAAAAGAAGAACTTATATAATAGAACAGAATAAAATTGGAGATGGTAATGATTGTGAATTTGATAATGGAGAAACTGAAACCAAAATATGTAATGAAGGTAATTGTCCTGAAAATTGTATAGGTGAGTGGAGTGAGTGGGGTGAATGTTCTAAAGAATGCGGAGGAGGTGTTAAAGAAAGAAGATTTTCAATAACTAATCCAGCTATAAACGGTGGAAATGAATGTCAACATTCTGATAATGAAAAACAATATAAAGCATGTAATACACAAGAATGCACTGTTAACTGTGAGGGTACATGGACACCTTGGTCCAATTGTTCTAAACAATGTACAAAAGATGGTGTAGTTGGAGAACAAACAAGTACATTCAATGTAACTAAAAGACCTACAGGTGGTGGTGAAGAATGTGATTACCGTGATGGGGAAAACCAAATAAGAGAATGTAACACTGATATTCCATGTCCGATTGATTGTCTCGGAGAATGGGATACATGGGATGAAAACTGTAGTGCTGAATGTGGGGGTGGTACAAAAAAAAGAACTTATTCAATAACGAGAGTTTCTGAAAATGGCGGTGCTTCTTGCGATTCTTCAGATGGAGCAGAAGAAACAAAAGAGTGTAATACTCAAGCATGTTCAATGGATTGTCAAGGTTCGTGGGGACAATGGTCACAGTGTTCTGTAGAATGTGGTGGAGGAACAAAAGAAAAGATATATAGAGTAAATCAACACCCTATTAATAATGGTGCACAATGTGAAGCAAATGAT